ACACCCCTACCCCCTGTCCCGATTTACTCGCCAGTGATACCAAGGGATCTGGCCTTTTTGGACAGGTTTTGGATGTATCCCCAAAGGAGGAACGCACTTCCGGCGAGATGGAGCAGCTGAAGCAGGCCGCTGCGGACGCATGGAGCTGACGTCATGCCTAACTTTTTGTTGTGGCTCCTTGCCAAACTCAGCCAGCCTGCGCGGAGAGATCCAGTGGCCGTAACCGACAGCAGGCCCAAGCCCCGTCCGCCCAGGCGGCCTACCTTCAACTTCATCCAGAACTCCATCCCCGATGACGTCCACAGCGTCATCAGGACCACGTGGTTCAAAAACGGGAAGGTGACTGAGGTGGACCAGATCATCCTTCCCGAGGATGAGGACTCCCTGGAGATGTTCCAGTACCTCGTGGGTGGGGCCCTCCGGCAGGGTTGTGACGTTACCGTCATGACCACCTACCCTCCTGAGGCACTGGGGGTGCCCCGCGAATGACCGACTCGAAACTGCTGCAGCGCCTACAAAAGGCGGGCCAGTGCTGCGCTACCTGTGGGCAGGCCTACGGCAAGCCCACCGCAGGCATGAGCACCTGCTGGCACGGGGTCTGTGACGTCTGCGGACTGGAGATGACCGTCACCAGCACCCGCGACTACGGCTACCTGCAGCAGGGGATTGTTACAGCACGTAAAGCGGATGCTTGCGATACCGCTGGCCGTGTGTAACACTAAGGGAGTTCAACCACAGGGGAGGCGCCTGTCTCCCTAACACAATGGACGTCACCGTAACCATCCCCGAAGAGAAAGTCACCCAACTCAGCATCTGGTATTTTGCCGTCCGCTGGAGCCGCTTTGCCTTGGAAGACAAGGTCAAGATGTACCAGCGGACAAACCAGCCCTGTGCCTACGACGAGACCTGTCTGCTCACCCTTATGGAACTGGAGACGTTTCTTGAAGGCACCTGGCAGGACTACATGGATACCCTTGAAAAGAACCTCAAGGATTCCCAAGCCAGACTCGCTGCGGTGCCGACCTATGTCTGATGTGCTTGCCGTACTGGAAATTCACTGTGATGTCGATGGGCTTTGTTCTGTTGTCGCTGACGTCGATGACATTGTTGTTATCGGTAAGGCGTCGCTACTCGACCCAGAAGAGTACGGACCTGCCATGTGCAGAGGCTCCTTCTACCTTCAAGATGACGAAGTGATTCCAGAGGACGATGGAGACCTCGCAGAATTTGTCGAAGCCCGAATCGAGGACTGGGAGCCAGTCGATGTGTCCGATCTATACGGCGATTGCGAGGACAGTCCGTAACGAGACGGACTACGACGACTGGGAGTATGGCACCGAGCCGATCCGTGGAGACACTGCCTGGGTAGCCCCGACCAGTGTGCTCCACGTCTACTCCCGGTTGCTCCAGCGGTTTCAGGAGGCGGAGACTGTGAGTTATGAGCAGTTGGCAGCCATTGCCATTTCTGAGCTTCTTACTCTCCCACCTGAGACTCTGACGAGACTCTCGCAAACGCTCACTCCTCTAGTACACTAACTTTGCTTTATTACCTGCCATGCTTACTCTCCTCTCTGACAAGGAAATCCACCAGCTCCACAGCTACATGACCGAGTTGACCGCCACGGTGGAAAACCTGACCCGGATTCTCGGCGGTGCCCAGACGGTTGCCTTCGACTTCGAGCAGCCGGGTACCCCCAAGCCAGCGAAAGTCTCTGCCCCATCGGCCAAGAAGACTCAACGTAAGACTCATGGGTCCAAGATCCGTAGGGGTGGCAACGCATCCCTGTCGGTGCGCCAGGTTGGCGAGATCAAGCGGTTGCTTGGTGTCGGTAAATCTGCTGCGTCGATTGCCCGGGAGTTCAAGGTCCACTACAGCACCATCAACTCGATCAAGTGGGGCAAGACCTGGAAGGACGTCGAGGCTGCCAACTCCAAGCCCCTGGAGATCGTGGAGATTCGTAAGTGATTCTCTGTGATTCAGAGATCCGGGCCCTCTGTGAGGGGGGCCTTGTTTCTCCATACGATCCAGTCCTAGTCAATCCAGCCAGCCTGGATGTACGCCTTGGGTTTGAGTTGATGGTTGAGGTGGAGGAGTACCCGGCGCTGATTCCGGTTGATATAACCGGGCACACGCCAGAGAATCCGTTCTATCTGCGCCCCGGGGAATTTGTACTGGGATGCACCATCGAAACCTTCTATCTGCCGGTGGATGTGGCAGGCCAGTTTGCTCTTAAAAGCACCCGGGCACGTCAAGGACTAGAGCACCTGATGGCTGGTTACTGCGATCCAGGTTGGTCTGGGTCGAAGCTGACCCTGGAACTGCAGAATGCCCGCAGTTTGCATCCGGTTGCTCTGTGGCCGGAGATGCGGATTGGGCAGCTTGTGTTCCATCGCATGTCGGCTATCCCATCGCGGGATTATTCCGTCACCGGGCACTACAACAACGACGTTTCTGTGCAGGCTGCCAAGTATGTCTGATCCGGTTAATCATCCTTCTCACTACGCATCCAGTCGTAAGTACGAAGTGATCGACGTCATCGAAGACTCTGTGCAGTTTGCGCCGGATGCTGTCAGTGGTGGGCTCCAGTGGCAGGTACTTAAATACGTACATCGCTGCTGGGGCAAAAACAACACTGTCGAGGATTTGTCCAAGGCTCGTTGGTATCTGAATCGTCTTATCACCCATCTTGAAACTACCGATGGACAACTTTAAGTTTGAGTTGATACGGGCTAATGCAGCCCAGGAAATTATGTACTGCATGAACACTAAGTTTCAGGCAGCTACTGCCGGGGATCTTGTGGCGGCCTTTGTTGATTTTGCTTCTGGGTGCGGCTACCAGAAAGAAAGTTTGATCGAGGCTTTTGAGGTGCTTGCCGAAGAAGACCTGCTGTACACAATTAAGGAGCACCCATTAAATGACTAACTCCATCACCCCACCGCCGAAGCTGGTGCAGAAGTGGTTAGACGCCTTATTTTACGAAGGTGGCTTAGGAATTGATCCGCACAAGTTATCCACTGGTCTTGCCACTCGCGCCGCCCAATGGGGCGCCGACCAGGAGTTGGAGGCGTGTTGCAAAGTGCTCGAAGTCTCAGACAGGAACGCACGAGAGTTTCTGTACGCCGCCCGCCGACCCAAGCCGCCGAGCTTGAAAGAGCAGGCACTTCACGCAGCAGATTTGCTTTTTAGTGATTTAGAGACGGGTGCGTGCGCCGCAGCCCGTGACACCATCCGCCGCGCACTGGAGGCTTTGCCCGAATGACTGACTACCGCGCACTGTGCGCCCGCATGGCTGATGAGCTGGATCATTACCGCCAGCTCTTGATGGATGATCGCCGCGAAACTCATGCGTTGGCGGCTGAAGCCCGCGCTGCCCTAGCCCAGCCCGAGCCGGTGGCGCCTAGGCCGACGGATGATGAACTTTGCGAATTGTATCGCGCTGCGTATTACGCCTGTGAGAACCGCCAAGGCCCTGCCGCTCAGACATTTGCGCTGCGTGCCGTACTTGTTCGCTGGGGCACACCCGCCAACAACACTAGAGAGGAGATCTAATCGTGACTAACCTCTCCCCCGCCGCGCAGGCGGTGCGCGATGCTGCTTTCTCTGCCTATTGGTCTGCCGAACAGGAAGCCCCTGAACGACTGCAGAAACTGATGGCCGCCGCCGCCCTGCGAGCTGCTGCGGATCAGGTGGCCCCCAGTGATGCAATGGAGCCGCGTAACTACATACCCATGGCGCTTGAGTGCCAACGCATCCGCAAAGAACTCCTCGCCATCGCCGCCGAGCTTGAAGGAGCAGGCGTTACAAGCACTTGCTGAAGCCGTCAAAATGGCCGATGACGTCCCGCCAGAGGGGATTTGCTCAGACCAAGCAGACATTATCCGCCGCGCCCTCGAACAACTCCCCAACTAATTACTATGAAAAGCCTTGACGACTACACAGCACTTGGCGCCATTGTCCTAGTGCTTTTACTGATGATTGCAACAGCCTGGTGGTGGTTCCCCCAAAAGTGGCAGGCATGTGAACGGCTTTATGACAACAAGCCAGCGCAGGTCTTCTGCCTGCTGGCATCGAAGTGAGGAGAGTTTCGATGAAGTGTCCGAAGTGTAAAAGTACCAGCACTCGTGTGACGTGTACAAAGCACCATGGCAACGAAACTAAAAGGTACTGTCGTTGCCTGGACTGCGAGAAGCGTTACATCACAATTGAGACGTACTTAGTTCCAGTGCGGGAGATACATCCTAGGCAGATCAAGCGTGGGGAGGACAATAACTTTGCCGTTTTGACCGAACAGAACGTGCGAGACATACGCCAGCTCGCGCAAGAGTACACCTACAAAGTGATTGCCAAGCGGTATGGGATTCATCCGCAAACTGTTTACCGCATCGTCAAGGCGAAGCGGTGGGCACACCTAAAAGACACACCAGTTTTATAGTCATGGAAAAAACCAAAAGAGCCCGTGGTCGAACGCTAAGCATCACCGTTACAGATGAAGAAGTTAGCCTTGCCCGGCAACTTGGGATGGGTAATGCTTCGCACGGTTATCGACTTGCCGTCCGTTACATGGCCGAGCGGTCGATTCGAGGGATTCCACTAAGTACCATGCTGCGGGCGGCGGCTGAGATGGCGGCTGACCTTGAAGGACGTACCAAGCGTGGGAGGCCGCGTACCAGTTCATGAAAACGCACCAGAACACCTGCCCAACGTGCAGATGCACCAATGTCGTGGTGCAGGACACGCGGTTGAACAAGGACGGGACTCGCTGGTGGCGTCTGAAGTGTCGCTCCTGTCAGGATGACTGGCGCGTGCAGGACGGCCAAGTGCTAGAGGATCACACGCCTAAAGACTGGAGAGTGCAAGCCAGCGAGCTATGCACATACTGCATACACCAGTGCAACGGGTTCTGCTCTCTGGGGTTCCCGGAGGCTGGTGACCCGGGGTTTGTTTCAGTGTGTGTCGCCCGGGCGGTGCAGGAGCCTGCTGCTGTACTACACTAACGGAGTTGTCGCCCACACCAGGCATGAAATTTCTTCAAGGCATCGAACACCTGCACACTCTCAGTAACGCGACCACGGTTGCGCTTGACTGCGAGACCACCGGGCTCCAGCCCACCTTCGGCGGGTTGCGGCTGCTCCAGTTGGCAGCCCTGGATCGGACTCCGGTGGTAATTGACTGCTGGGATTTAGATGACAACGACTGGATTGAGCTGGAAGAGTTCTTCAGCCGCAAGCGGTACTGGGTAGCCCACAATGCCGTGTTTGACCTGGGTTGGCTGCAGGAGCACGAGCTGTATCCCGAGGGGGACGTGCTCTGCACCATGCTGGCCAGTCGCATCCTGACGAACGGGCTGCCCTACGTGAAGCACGGGCTGCAGCATGTGGTTAGTCGTTACCTGAAGAAGGAGATATCCAAGGAAGAGCAGCGCAGCGACTGGAGCGGTGATCTGACTCCAGAGCAGTTGGCTTACGCGGCGATGGACGTGCAGGTGTTGGTGGACTTGGATGGGCCCATCAATGCTCGGATGGCAGAGGCGAATCTTCATCGGGCATGGTTCTTGGAGTGCAAGGCGCTTCCTTCGATGGCGCAGCTTTGGCGAACCGGCCTGCCGTTTGATCGCACGTCACTAGAAACGTTGCACGAGGATCTGGCAAAGGACCACGAGCGCCTCGGCGCGGAGTTTCTGCTGGCACTTGATGAGGCCTTGCCTGAGGGTTCCAAGCTACCCCGGGATCCCGACGGCAGCATTAACACCAGGGCTAAAGCCACCGGCACCATCCGGGGAGGCAACAAGCAGGAAGCCGGGTTCAATCTCAACAGTCCCAAGCAACTGCTGAGTGTGTTTACCACGCTGCTGGGAGAGCAACCTGTGGACGCCAACGGCAAGGCAAGTGCCAGTCGGCAGGCGCTGCGGGAGTACATCGGTGACCACAAAGTAGTGGCTGACTATCTCGCCTGGAAGCGGGTGGAGAAGCGGCGGCAAATGGTGGAGGCATTGATTAAACACATGCACGACGATGGTTTTATTCGTGCCAGCTATATGCAGTTGGGGGCGGACACCGGAAGGATGTCCTGTATTTCGCCCAACCTGCAGCAAGTTCCAAGAGATTCAAGGTTTCGGGAGTGTGTCAAGGCTCCCAGCGGGTGGAAACTGGTAGTGGCGGACTACGCCCAGATGGAGTTACGCCTTGCGGCTGCGGAAGCAGAGGACTCTCTGATGATCCGCGCATTCCAGGATGGCCTGGATCTTCACACTGTTACTGCAATGCAAATTTATGGCGTCCCAGAGAATGAAGTTACAAAGGAACAAAGGCAAATTGCAAAATCTGCGAACTTCGGTTTGCTGTATGGATCGGGAGCCCGAGGATTACGCAACTATGCAGCAGGAATGGGGATACAAATGGATCTTGCTGAAGCTGCAGAAATCCGCGAAAAGTTCCACGCAGCGTATAGCGGCATCAGCCGGTGGCAACGCAAAAATGCTCAGGCAGCTGATGTTGCTCCATGCAATGCCTCTATCCGCATTCGCAAGTCCGGGCTGCGGCGGTTTCTTCCGGGAGATCACAACAAACT